CAAGAGCCACCACAGGAACCTCCGGAAGAGCCACCACAGGAACCTCCTCAAGAGCCACCACAGGAACCTCCTCAAGAGCCACCGCAGGATGAGGAAGAGGATGAGGAAGAAAAACGTGAGTTGGATGAGCACAATTCGTTGAATACGAAATCCGATGAATTCGATTTCTTATATCCTACGTTAGATGATCCTAATTTTAACATCAAAATTGCGGAGAAGAAGGAATTTTATGACACTCGTTATGATGGCAAAATATTTGATATTGAAGAACACGCACGAAAGCTATGTGATGCCGATTTTGAACTCGCTCCCCATCAGTTATTCGTAAGAAATTTCTTATCCTTCCAAACTCCTTACAACAGTCTCTTATTATATCATGGTTTAGGTTCGGGTAAAACGTGTTCGGCTATTGGCGTGGCCGAGGAAATGCGCGATTATCACATTCAGATGGGTATTTCCAATAGAATTATCGTGGTGGCTGCTCCAAATGTCCAAGACAATTTCAAATTACAGCTATTTGACGAACGTAAGTTGGAACTCATAGATGGTCTCTGGAATATTACGGCGTGTGTAGGAAATAAGTTGATAAAAGAAATTAATCCAATGAATATGAAAGGATTAGATAAAGAAAGCGTAGTGAAACAAATCAAAAAAATAATATCAAAATCATACTTGTTTCTAGGATATATTGAATTCGCGAATTATATCAAGAAAAAGTCTAATATTAGCGCCGATATAAAAGATTCAAATAAGAAAATGAGTCATATGAAGAAAAAATTAAAACAGCTCTTCAATAACAGGTTGATTGTGATTGATGAAATTCACAATATTCGTATGACGGATGATAATGAAAATAAATTAGTTGCGACAGAACTGTCTAATTTAATCAAAAGTGTAGATAACGTTAAATTACTCTTATTATCGGCCACGCCAATGTATAATAGTTATAAAGAGATAGTCTGGTTAATCAATCTAATGAACGTAAACGACAATCGCCCCGAAATAGACATGAAGGATGTATTTAAGCCGGATGGTTCGTTTGTAACGGACGAGAACGGCAATGAGACGGGTAAGGAACTATTAGAGAGAAAGGCCACTGGATACATATCGTATGTGAGAGGCGACAATCCGTATACCTTTCCATATCGTATGTGGCCTGAAACATTCTCACCCGAAAACACATTCTCGCAGAACATTAAACCCGACAAGCAATTGAATGGATCAAAAATTATTCAACCGCTTGGAATAATTGATGTATTTCTGTCGGAAATCGGCGAATATCAAGAAAAGGGTTATAATTATATCATAGACCAGATTCGCAACAAGGTCAATAAATCAGACGCATCTACATCTAATAAAGTGGATACTTCAACTGACCCTGTTGACGAACAAATGGGTGGTGCGGATACAACGGAGGACGACGGACTAAAACCGGTGGAGATTGAAGCACCAGAAGACGACGAGCCGATGAAGTTGAACGTTCCCGATGAAGAGGAGGACGAGGCAGATGACGATGAAGAAAACGACGATGAAGAAAACGACGATGAAGGACTCGCTGGAGTTGAAAATGACCTAGAAGAAACCACCAATGTTGAGGACGTCCGTGAGGAGGAAGCTGATGTCCGCGAGGAGGAAGCTGATGACCGCGAGGAGGAAGCTGATGACCGCGAGGAAGAAGCTGATGACCGCGAGGAAGAAGCTAATGTGACGGAACCGGAACTACAGCTCCCTTCGTTTGACAATATGGAGCGTTTCGGTTACCAGATGCTATTGAAGCCGTTAGAATCGCTGATTATGGTATATCCGCATAAGAAACTGGATGCGGGTGATGAGAATGTATCGGGGATTGTCGGTAAGGAAGGCCTTAACCGTGTAATGTCGCATACAGTTAAAAATAAAATTCGTCATAAATTCAATTACAAAAAACAAACCTTATCGGATTATGGTAGAATTTTTTCACCCGGCGAAATTGGAAAATACAGTGGTAAAATCAAGAACATTTGCAACAGCATTATGAAATCCACCGGCGTGGTACTAATATACTCGCAATATATCGACGGCGGCATTATTCCTATTGCCCTTGCCCTGGAGGAGCTGGGATTCACACGGTCCGGTGGGATGAAGAACCTATTTGACACACCGCCTACCGAGCCAATTGATTCTATGACACTCAAACCGAAAGGCGATGGCGCAACAGACGGCTTCAGTCCAGCAAAATACGTCATGATTACAGGAGACAAATCAATTTCACCCGATAATGTCGCCGATTTGAAGGCGGCTACCAATCTGGATAACGTCAACGGTGAAAAGGTAAAGGTCGTGCTAATATCTTTGGCGGGCGCGGAAGGCCTTGATTTTAAATTCATTCGCCAAGTCCACGTTGTAGAACCGTGGTATAATATGAATCGCATTGAGCAGATCATTGGACGAGCGGTGCGAACGTGTAGTCACAAGAACCTTGATTTCAAAGATAGGAATGTAGAAATATACCTACACAGCACGTTGATGAAGGATAGGGCCGAAGAAGCCGCTGACCTATATGTGTATCGCGTGGCGGAAGCAAAAGCCGTAACCATTGGTCGTGTTTCCAGGGTAATCAAAACAATTGCGGTAGACTGTCTTTTGAATTCCGAACAACTCAACTTTTCACAAGAGAGTATGAAAGAAAATGGTCAAGAAATAATTGTCAAACAGAATCTCTCTTCAATGTCCGAAAGCATCGATTACATCGTGGGCGACAAACCGCTCACGGCAATATGCGATTATATGGATAAATGTATGTATCAATGCAAGACGAAGCAGGACGATTACAAATTGCTAGATAGTAATACGAATTTAGACTCTTATCGTAAAGAGTTTATCAGCGTGAATACCGACCGAATTATAAAGCGAGTCAAAATACTCATGAAAGAGCGGTTCTTTTACAAAAAAACGGAATTAATAACTGAAATCAACGCAGTTAGAGAATATCCTCTCATTCAAATATTTGCGGCTCTAGATCGGTTAATAGAAGATAAGAGCGAATACATAACGGATAAATATAATAGAATTGGTAATTTGATAAATATCGGTGATTTGTATTTATTCCAACCACTAGAGATTAAAAACAAGAAAATATCGGTATTTGAACGGTCTACACCAGTAGAATATAAACGACCTGTCATTCGTATTGATCTTAAGAATAGACAAGATGTGGGTCTGAAGCAAACCGATGATGAGATAATCAGTGAAATAACTGATAAATTCAATAGGGTTATGCAAACGGAGAGTATTGACCCTGGTGAAAAAGATTGGTATACATTGGCTGGTCCGGTTGTTAGAAAGGTTAAAATGCTTACCAAATTTGATGCTAATGAAATTGATAAAGCAATAATCGGACATATTATTGATAAGATGGAGTTGGAGAGTATGCTGAAAATCTTGAACTACATTGAAAAAAACAAGGACGAAGAAATGACTGAAATTGAACAAAAAATACAATCTTATTTAGACGAACTCATTATTAAAAATGAAAAAATAACGTGCATTTACCTAAATAATAAAGGGACGCGTACATTATATAAATTAATTAATGGAGAATGGATAATAGGTGAAGATACAGACCTAAATAAAATAATAAAAGAATTTACTAATTCAATTAATAAAATTAATACATTGAATAAGCACTTTGCGTTCATGTCATACGATGCCAAGAGCAATACGAATGAATTCAAAATTAAAGATAATAGTGAAAAACGGACGACTGGGTATCGTTGTCAACAGAAACCCAAAAAATATGTCGCTGCCCTTTTCAATGACGTAATGGGTAATGATAATTATCAGTTATTCGCAAATGTCTTAGAAAAAAGAAGTAAGGATAACTTTAACGCAATACAAATATGTGTTTTATTAGAATTATATTTTAGATTATACAATAAAGAGAATAAAGACAATAAAATATGGTTTCTAAATCCATTGGAATATATAGTTAAACAAGGAATTGATAAGAAGAATTCCAATAAAAATTGATTGTTATTTAAAAATATATTACTCTAATATAATATGGCTGCTGTAACAAGTGATACCGAAACAAAAATTAATATAGACGAGGATGAAAATATTAAATTAGAAATAGATGATGAAACTTTTGAGAATACCGACACCGAAGCAGACGCTGAGGTCCAGGCTGAAGACGAAGTTGAAGCTGATACCGAGGTAGAGACCGAAGTTGAAGACAAGACTGAGGACGAAGCGGATGCTGAAGTTGAAGCGGATACCGAGGCTGAGACCGAAAACGATGCTGAGAACGAAGTTGAAGACAAGACTGAGTCAGAAGCGGAGGCTGAAATTGAAGAGCCTATTATACAGCAAAATAAGAAAAAGAAAAATAAAAAGGTTGGTGCTGTTGATATATTTCACAACAGTATGATAACAAAAAAAATATCGGTTCCGATTCACAATGTAGGAAAGAATATTCGCGAGACATTGGAGAAAATAATTGCCAACGAGATTGAAGGTAAATGTATAGCAGAAGGCTATGTGAAAGAAAATTCAACTCGGATTATGACTTATTCGTGTGGCGTAGTCAATAGTAACAATGTAGTATTTGACGTTGCATTTGAGTGTTCGGTTTGTCTACCAGTAGAAGGGATGCACATCATCTGCGTTGCTAAAAATATTACAAAGGCCGGAATTAGAGCCGAAACCGAGGATTCACCTAGTCCGGTTGTTATTTTCGTCGCCCGAGATCATAATGCCACCAACAATAAGTTCGCAAAGGTGACTACGGGGCGCAAAATTAAGATACGTGTTATTGGACAAAGATATGAATTGAACGACAAATACATTTCCATTATTGCAGAATTAATAGACAGTAACATTGGCGAAACTCAAACAACCAAAAAGGTAAAAAAACTCACATTTAAGAAAAAATAAAAACTATATAAATAGTAATTAAATATTAATATAGTCTACATATAATGTCTTCTACCAAAATGCTCCAAACACTAAAAACACGCATTGAACAGATGTCTGTATATCATCAAATAGAAATTTTAAGAATATTTCAAGATAACGATATTCTTTTGAATGAAAACAACAACGGAACGTTCATTAATTTGACAGAATTAGAAAGTGGAATAATAGAAAAATTAGATAAATACATTTCGTATGTTAACGAACAAGAGTCACAATTAAACGAGGTTGAGAACGAAAAAAACCGTATTCAAAATACATTTTTTAAAGATAATAAAGATATTAATACAATAACTAACTAATACATATGCCGTCTCGCAAACAAACCCACAATGATTTATTTAACGACCTTAACAAATATATGTTTACTTCGGAAAATCTGAATCGGTTTTCAAACTTAACCGAAGTGCGTAAGCAATCCAATGAATCTTTAAATAAATCAATCCGTTTCAATAAAACCAAAGAAACTGCGCGAAAAGAACCCCGAATTTTTTATCCTAGACAATATGACCAGTTATTTTGGTGTTTCTACATCATATATAAAGGCGAAGAAATGTATCACCAGCATATGAACTGTATATTTAGAACAGAGAAGGATATGAAGATCAAGACAATTGAATTAATGGCGGATAAAAAGCAGCTATTGAAAGAGAACAAACTAAAGAGAAATGAAATAGAAAATGAACTTCTCAACGAAAAAAAAATCACCATGAATGGCTTGAATGCACTCTGTTTGGTTTATGACGTTTCGATTTGTCTTGTAAAAGACCGCATTTTTTATGATTTTGATTACAATGCCAACAGTGCTCGCAACATTATCGTATACAAAGACAACTTTGGTGTTTATAACGAAGATGTAAGCACATTTTATAATAAAATAATCACTTCTTACTTTAAAATAGTAAATACAGCAAAACCGCTAAATGCGATTACGGGTTATACACTGAAAGAACTACAGGAAATCTGTAAAAAACTGGACATACCTATTATTAATAGCACGGGAGTAAAATTAAATAAAAAAGACTTGTATCAATCCATACAGAGCAAGTTATAAGATATTAAATTTAAAATTGATTTTAAAAGTATAAATATTATACTAATATATATAATGTCTGAGAGAACTCAACCAAAAGACAAATTTGATGAGTTAGTAAATCTCTATTTAGAAAATATGTTAGGGCGCACCTCAAACGACGGCTCTCTTGAGTTTGAGGTGCGTTTCGGAACAAAAGGCAGCAAAATCACTTATATTGATTACACAAACGTGGTGCGTAACCTGCTATCTTCCAATTTCAAATCAACGACTCCTAACGATTTTCTAAGAATCAATTCCGAATATATTGATCCAAAAACGGGCGTTACTAAACTATCAAACATACGTTCGGAAATTGCCGGACTAGGAAACATATCAAAGTATTGTAAGTCGGACTCTATTGTAGACGACACTGGGTCAGCTTTCTGTACGTTTGAACAAAAGTCATTCATGCGCCACGAGAACGGCGAGCCTATATATCCGTTGGATTTTGAGGACTATAACTTCCGTGTATCGGTAAATGTTGAAAAAAAGTTTCATCAAGGTGCCAATATAATTAGAAGTATAATTGACAAGTGGGCTGACAGCAAAAAAACGTTTCGTCTAATAAATAGGACTTCGCTCGTACACGATAAGTATCCTGTGAAGGTGGATATCAGCATTGTCCGCTCTTCTAGAAAGGAAGGACGGAATATGATCCCCGAGTTCAGATTTACAAACTCGGGTGTGGTTGAATCTACACAATCATATGAAATAGAGATTGAGGTGGACAATGAAAAAGTTGGACCCGGAACGGAATACAACGACGTGCGCAAGGTAGCCTCGGTAATGCGAAAGGTTATCAAACTCGTAATGTCGGGTCTCCAATCCACCAATTATCCTGTCTCTTACACCGAGCAAAACAGTATTAAATCCGAGTATATGATGCTACTAGGACACGAGAATAAAGAGTGGTACAAAGTGAAAAACCGGAATTTTGTCGGACCGTCTTCGTTCACCCTACAGCTTGAAAATATTGCCCCACTCAGCGAAGATTCAAACGTTCCTAACATCAACGATAATTATACTGTAACAGATAAGGCGGATGGCGAACGTAAACTATTGTATATTGCGAAGAATCGGAAGATATATCTAATAGACACCAATATGAACGTACAGTTTACTGGTTCAATCACCGAAAATAAGGAAATTACCGAAACACTCATTGATGGCGAGCACATTTTACACAATAAAAGCGGAACATTTATTAACCTCTATGCGG